TTTATTTGCCGAGGCCGATGAAACTGCTAAGACCATTGTGACGACTATGACACGTATCGCCCGTGAGGTTATGGCTTTTCGTAAGAAAAGACCAGATCTCTGGCGGCGTGTTGTACGTAATCAAAATGGTGGCCGCAGACAACTGAGTAGGTATGTCAACAGCCCTGACCCTGATAGAGCGTTAAAAGCTCGTAAGGGTAAGCGCAAACGCAGAACTTCGCGTGTTGATGAAATCCCTTCTCAATGGCTTGCATTACAGTACGGTTGGAAGCCGATGATGAGCGATGCCTTGGGGGCCATGGCGGCCCTTGACCACAAAGCTCGATCCCCTAAGTGGGATCGGCGAGTGGAGGCGACTGTTAGTACGTCGTCTAGCACCGTTGATTATTTCTCATCGGGTTGGCCTTTTTATTTGGCCGGTATAGCTGTTACTAACACCTATACAGTGAAGGGTAAGGTTATCCTTTACTACAAGTTGAGAAACCCAGAACTTGCTTTACTATCTACGTTGGGTCTTATTAACCCCGCCGTGATAGTCTGGGAGAAGCTTCGTTACTCATTTGTCGTTGACTGGTTTGTTCCAGTCGGCCCTTGGCTTAACGCCTTAACGGCTGACGCCGGCTACGATTTTGTAGACGGTTGTTACACGCATGTGAGTAAGATTAAACGATCTGACGTCGAGATTGTCAACCCGACCCTCGTTGGCGCATTTTCATACGACAAAGTGGATATCGGGCGGATGTCTCGCCGAACATACAGCTCGTCACCAGTTCCCGGACTCTACTTTAAGAGTCCTTTCTCAACATTGCACGTGGCTAACGCCCTTGCACTGTTGAAAGTCGCGTTCGCTCCTGTAACGCGGCGTTTATGAGGTTAGTATATGGCAGCTCAAACTGCTTTGGTGTTAAACACCAAGTCGTACGCCCCCCGTGGAAAGAATTCGGGGAATGTCGCTGCATGGGCCCTTGTTGGTGACACCACCTTTGGTGGTGCTACTAGTATTGTGTCCCTGCGTGTCAGTGAACCTGACAAAAACGGCAATACACGTGTCAGCGCTAGGCTGACCGTGCCGAAGGCAGCTACTGCTGACTCGGCGTGCGCATGCGTCGGACAAAACATTGGCGTAAATTACTTTGACGCCACTGTCACAGTATCCTCTTCGGATACTGCTGCCGAACGCACTGACCTCCGTACTCGAATCAAGGACTTCTTTGCCAGCGCTGTTTTTACCGCTGCCATCGATAACCTCGAGGGGGCTTGGTAGCCCTTTAGAAGTGATAAATCCTTAGTCCGATACTGGAGACTCATATGCGCATTACGTGTAAGCAGACGCACCGGTTCGCGCTTTCAGTCCTTAAAACACTGAGGCGCTCGGTTGTCGTCGACAAGGCCATTGCTGGGATTAGTGAATCCCACAGTAGCTATCTCTCTATTGGCATCGATCCTGATGCTTATGAGAGTGCTTCCGACTTTGCATCGGATTACCTCGCGGTCGAATTGATGTCCAAGTATCCTTTCTTGGATGTTGATATTGACCGTGTAGGTGTTGCAATGAAGAAGTTTGTCGATGTTGAGGAGAATCTATCGCAGGTAGGGGTTAACCTTACCAACTTAAAGAGGGGTGCCGCGCCTTACGGCGTTGAGCATCCATTTCACCACATACTTTTTTGTGCTGAAAGAAAAATCAATAGGTTGCTTGGCTCCTTTAATTGGGATCGAGCTGAAAGGTTCTTCAACTTTGGCCCTGGTGCCTGTATTGGCATCACACGGTTGCAAAGCGACGCTTACAATAAGTACGGTTGTTTAAAACCGTCTGTAACACCAGGTTGCCTTGACCTCGCTTGTGCTTATTTCGAGCACGTAAAGGTCTTCCGGGATTTATCTCCGGTCGGCCCGTTAGAGGAGCCAGGACGACGTTTCTCTGTCGTTCCTGGTAACAAGGTTGTCACTGTTCCGAAGAACGCGAAGACTGATCGTGTTATTGCCATCGAACCCCAGATGAATATGTTCTTTCAAAAAGGGATTGGTGGTTTGATACGATCACGTCTTAAGCGGGTCGGCGTCGACCTCGACGATCAGCTCCCTAATCAGGAGTTGGCTCGCCTGGGATCTATCGACGGCTCGCTGGCAACAATCGATCTCGCAAGTGCAAGCGACTCTGTGTCGCTAGCATTATGCGAATTGTTGCTGCCCTCTTCCTGGCTTGACGCATGTAAAGCAGTGCGCTCGCCTAGAGGCGTTCTACCTGATGGTAGTTATACTTACTATCGTAAGGTAAGCTCGATGGGAAACGGTTTTACTTTCGAGTTAGAGTCCTTGTTCTTTTGGGCTCTTTCGGAAGCTACGATCGAGTACCTATCGCTTTCGGATAGGCGGTTGGGGGTGTATGGGGACGATTTAGTTGTCCCCGCCTCAGCTGTGTCTCTGTTGTGTGATATTCTCTCCTTTTGTGGTTTTACTACGAATGTGAAGAAGACCCATACAACCGGGCTTTTCAGGGAATCGTGCGGTAAGCACTGGTTTTCTGGAACCGAAGTCACACCCTTCTACATAAAAGATCGTGTAGTTGGTGACGAAAGGCTCGTGTGGTTCGCTAATACCCTAAGGTCATATGCCCACCGTAAGGTAGGTATAGGCTATGGTTGTTGCGACTCACTTAAGCCCCTGTGGGATGATGTTATATCCCGCACGTCTCGATCTGCTCGTTCGTGCAAGGGGCCCCTCTTTTTTGGAGCTTCTTTGAACGATACGTCGATTGGGCTGGACTTCGATGAAGTCTGCCCCCCTCGCGCCAGAAATGGTTGCGAGGGTTACACTTACCGTGCCCTTCACAGGCGGTATGGTAAGCGTCGGTTTTACGATCAGGTGGCTTACACTCACCACATGTTCGTAAAACGCAGGTCGATTCCCCTTTTATCGGGGGAAGGTGTGAGTACTACTGAGTATCCGACTCAGCGGTACAGGGTGACCGTTATAAAAACGGTCACCCCACGGTGGCAAAACGTTGGGCCATGGGTTCGATTCGACGATTCTGTCTGAACCCTAAAGCCAACGTCTTAACTCCGTCCCGG